TTTCTTGGAATTTCTCAAACAGAAGAGGTCCAGTGAGTGTGGCATACGGTGCATATATATACCACTTGTTCCATTGCATTTTTTGTCAATACAGCCTCCTTAATATCTGGATTTTTGCGAGTTTCACATTTGGTATTCTTGCAAACATAATTTCGGGTTCTAAAAAGAGTTGGATCATTAACAGCATACTGATAATCTTCACTTTCGGTTGTACCATTTGTACCGTAACTCTTGTAATAAATAACAGTTCCTGGCTTAATTGGTTTGGTATTTTTGCATTTTTTACAAATAAAATAGGCTATGTTTGTTCCAATTGCAGTTTCAGATTGTTCCTCTTCCACAAAAAAATTACGATTGGCTGATCTTATCCACGTCATCATTTTTCTTTGCTCTTTTTTGGTCATGTTTTCGAATCTGTCATCATGTAACAAATCATTAGGTTGAATTTTTTCCAAATCGCTTTCTTTTAATTTTTCGTTTTGTTGATATTTGTCGAAAATGTTGGTCAAAGCTGAATTAATTTTTCCACCAATTTGTTTGGATTTAATGTCTTTGGTAACATTATACAAATAACGACATTTGTCACAAAAAAACATAAGCTTTATAATATAATTTAGATGCTAATATTTATATCATAAAATATGTTTAATAATTATCAATTTTTTGCCATGTAAATTCATAAGGTAATGAACTTGAGCATTAACAAAAATGTAATTGCGATTTTGTTTATCGCCATTATCATATTATTAATTGTTTGGCGTTGCCGCGCCAAGAGAAAGACCATGAATGATCAAAATGCTCAGTCCAAACCAAATCGAATCACTTACAATGTCAAAGAGTTCCCAGCAATGCATTATTTACATGATCAACTATCGGAAAATTATCAACTGTTCAATTCATTTTGTGAAGAAATTATCAATACCAAAAAAATTAGTAACATTAAAAGAATTGAGGGTATATGGATTGGGAAAAAAGCAGACGATTTTGTCAAGCAAATGCCCGATATGTGGGTGCATGGATGGACAAATCATGATGATTGGCTGAATTATTTGTTGGCTTATAATGGCCAATTGTCCAAAAATCTTAACAATCAAATGGTTCAACATATTTTGAATCCCATCAAAGAAGTCATCAACGTGGCAGGATTATCTTTATTGTATCCATATGCCAAAATTAAGCCACATGTTGATGAAACGACCATTTCAAATAATAGATTGACCTATCATTTTAATGTTTTTGGTGATGGATCCAAGATTACAATTAACGGTCACACTTTAGAACAACAACCCAAAACCTCCTTAATTTTTGATTCTGGTTATGTTCATTCTGTTTCAAATGGACCGGAAAAACGATTGTTATTATATATTGATTTTTCTTACAACCGGGCCAAATCATATATTTACGGAGAGATCATAAAAAAAGTTACTGACAAACAAATTATCATTGAACCATACTTCAAGCGTGGTTATGGTGCATGTCAAATCTATCATCCTATTTATGGCATGGGAAAAGCCAGTTCCAATTTAAATGGCGAAGTCACCATTTTCTTCCAGAAAGATATAGTCCATTTTCCTCCGAAAATTTTGGTCAAGGTGGTCAATTATAATGGATTCTAAATAGAGTACTAAATTATGATATATTTCAAACAAAATAAATCCAAACTGATTTAAAAAATTGATTAAAAAATTATCACAATATAAATCTATCATACATAAATATAATATATGCCTTCTGGAAAGAAATCAACCAAAAAAAACCTTAATATTGTGGAAGAAAATAGTGATTATGACGACGTAGAAGAATTCCAAAATTCGGAAGAGGAGTACGCGGAGTCTGAAGAGTCTGAATTAAATAGTGATGATGACCAATTCGGTGGAGATTCAATTGATGGTGAATATCCTAAGGCTAACGAATTGGATACAGATTCAACCAGTTTGGAAATTGATCCTGATGATGAACAAGATCAGGATGATAATGAAGATGACCAATATGATCCAATAAACGAGAGCGAAGAATTAGAAGATCCTGACCAAGAAACAGACATTGAAGACGAAATCGAAGAAAAAGAGATGGATGAAGAAATGGAAGAAATGGACGAAGCTCCAGAACTAGAAGACGACCAGGAAGATTTTGCGCAAGATTCTCGACAGTGTCATATGAAGAATTTAAACAAAGATTTTATCATATTGGATGAGGATGACTCATCAATGTACGGATCCATGGAGTGGAAAAAAGTTCCAGACGAAGAGAGAGAATCCGATAACATATTAACCTATTATGAAATGGTCAGAATTATTGGCACACGAGCCCAACAATTTAGTTTGGGAGCAAGACCATTAGTTCAGGGCATCGATAATTTACATCCAGCCAAAATGGCATACGTAGAACTAATAAGTAAAATGACACCCTTCATTGTCCAAAGATTTTTGCCAGGAAAAAAATATGAAGAATGGCGCATTGATGAAATGGAAATCATACATGAAATATCTGATAACTTCTTCGTGCCAGAAAATTTTGACTATGATGCTTTTATGAGAAAAGCCGCTGAAGTTCACAAATCTAAGTTTCAGGAAGTGGAAGTCATTCCAACTAAACAGTCGCGTGTCAAATCCTCCAGAAAATAATTAGAATAACTAGTGTTATTTTAATTATTTTATGATTTCAATGGTTGGCATTCACATTGGTCTCATGAATGCATCAACACTGGTTTCGGCGTTGATATTATCAATTGGTTGATTATATTGATTTATCCAAGTCACAATTAGTTTTTCTTGGATTAGGTAACCAATCAGGACATTTTTGATTCGTTTTAAGTTCTTCCGAAAATCATCAATATCATTTTCATTCAAATCTTTTTCCAAATCTTTTAGTACATCTGCCACAAATATACCTTGAATTTTTTCCAGACGTTCTGAGGGACCCACTTTACTTATGACATTGTGAAATCGGGTTTCCGTGCAATAACATAATGATTTTTCTAAAAAATAATTGATCAACTTTGTATCCACAATGGGTTTGGGAATATGTTTGACTTTGGTTTCGGAGAATTTACTATTTTTAATTTTAATAATAGGTCGAGTGCAATAACAAGGACAATTTTCATTAATTTTTAATACCAAACCTTCCGCAAAATTATTTGGCACAGGTGCCAAACCAAAAATAGTTGGAACAGTGGTTTGGAATTGTGGATTTGTTCCAGCCAAAACTTCGAATGATCCTGAAGCCATCACAGGAATAGCTCGTAAATGAGACAAATTTGATAGAAGTTCATTTATTTCAGTTTGTGACAGAAATAGAGGTTGTGATGGTTTGATACCAGGATAAATTTTGATATCGAAAACTAAAAATTCCACACTCGGATGATAATAAACTCCTTTTTGCACAGCGGGCCCAGTTGATTTTTGTTCTGGATAATATCCTCCAAATAATTCTCCATAAACTTGGATTGCTGATAAATGAGGATTTTTTTCCTTAAGAAGATGATACAATTGAATTATGTCCTGTTCGTATTTATCATAAACTGTTTTATAACCAAAAAAATGTTCGTGTTGACTAATAATGCCAGATCTTTTGGCGGCCATGACTGCGCTTCCATTTGTCACGAAAGAGAAATTGGCCCCGTGAATTTTCTCCATGATAACCCATTCTCGGTCTGGTGATGTGTAACCATATTTTTCTAAAAATTGAATGGCTTTCGGATTGAGATTATCAATGGATGTATATTCTTTGAAATAATTGATCAGTTCTTTTTCAAACATGATCAGACTTTGGTTAGAATATATGTGATAATTTATGTCTTTATTTATTTTAGGAAATATTTTTAATCAATTTTTTTGAAAGCAATGTTATCTATATAATATTAATAATAGTTTGATGGAGCCAATTTACCAACTACTATTGAACCAAAATCTTGTCACGCTGGATAGTCGACAAAAAATTCAGAATCTGTCTTTCGACATAAAATCAATACCCTATTTGCATCCAAAACTACGTCATACTCTTCGACAAATGATTACTTGCTTTCAAACACCTTGCCAAATCAAAGCCATTACGCCACCGATTACCGAAAATGAAATCAAGCCTTTGTTCAGAAACTTGGACCAACGAATTAATCAGGTTGAACAAAGTAAATTACAAAAAGAATTAGAGACGATGAACAAAACTTATTCTTTTGAATTAGTGACACAAACTAATGCGAATAATGCAAGTAACATGAACAATACTAATGATATTGTCACGATTCATTTTTTGGTTGATTCTTCGAATTCAACAAATGCATATATGGCGGCCATTTTGCATGCTATTCATATTTTTTGTTCTTTAATTGAATATCATTATCATGGATTAGTTATTTATGTTTGCTTAGATAGCACGACTAGGACATTGGATTTTCCAAAAAATTTAACAGATTATGATAAGATTTTTCAAATTTTACACAAAAAATCTGCTGCATTTAATGTGAGTGGTGTTACTAGTCGCGCCAACAAAATCATTGTTCTGACCAAAAAAGAAGAAATCATTAAATTGTTGTACCATGAATTAGTCCATTTTACTGAACTTGATTTTGAATTGACCAAACAAATGGTCAATTTTCCTTGGGCCATCAAGAATTCAAAATTAAATTTATCCGAGGCTTATGCAGAATTTATGTCAGTTATATTTTACACAGCCTATGTAGCCATTCAATTGGCTGGACTATATCATTTCGATCCATATGATACGTATCGAGAGTTACTGACTATAGAAATTAATTATTCTTTGTTTTTGAGTTCGGTTATTTTAAAATTTTATGACTATGATAGTAATACAGTTTATCATTTTTTCGCAGGAATTGGACAAAAAAAATATTCACCCATACTCGTATGGGAGTATATTCTTTTGAGAACGATTATGTTGCAACATTTAAATGAAATGTTAGAATTGGTGCCTGATAATTATAGAGTTAATGCTGGTGCTTCTGTCAATATCAGAAAATTATTGCTCCGTAATAATGATTTATCGGATCAAATGAGACTTTTCATAGACAAAATACATGATTTAGACGATTCGAGCGTTTTAAGTGTTTCTTATCTCATGATTGATTTGGATTGGAACCGGATTTAGTTTTACCAGGAATCAATCGAATCAATAATTTAATTGTTTCCACAAAAATGGTGGTCAAATGTGAAAAAATGGACAAATTTAAATTGACGTATGATTGATTTTGGATAGGATATTTTGGAGGTAAAATGAATGTCAAAGATATGACGATCGCCATATAAAAATTATACAGGGCCAATACCATTGGATGGTCCGTGTAAAAATAAATAATTGATGGTATCAATCCATATCCGAAATAATATGGCCATAGTCTTTGACAAAAATCAATGCGATTTTGAAGTTTATAGACTTGATATTGCCACAAATAGTTATGTAAATAAAAAGAATAGCAAAGTAATAATATAATCAAATTTAGTGAAATTGACATCCAGTAAAAATTTTCACGCAAGACATAATTAATGATGTATCTAGTTATATCAATCACAAATTGATACAAGGTCATAATTATGCCCAAACTAAATTTTTCCAGAATAGGTAGGTATAATGCACTTTCTCTCCTGCGACAATATACCGAAACTATTTCCACTATACCCATATAACGAATGGTATGATAAATAATACTGGGCACTCCCACAATATTGTTATATATGACCAGTAGCCAATTCAGTGAATAATTGGTTTGCCATTCCAACAATGACACAAGTATAAATGGTATCACATACAACATAAAATTATATTTGATTATTTTGAAACAAATTCTTCTCAAACGCTCGTTGGTAAATATTTTTCCCAAAAATAAATCAAATCTGGCAGCACTTATCAAGCCAGCACAAAAGTCTTTAATAATTTCAAGACACATGCCCATTTTGATATCAATAAATTTGTTAATTAATAAGATTAACTACTATTAATATTAATTTATTGATGTGCCTCGTCAACTTTTTGGAAAATCAATTTTTTTTATTGATGTCGCTGACAATATGTTGTCAATAGCATACCCATACCTGTGCCAAAATAAATATATAATAATCCAGTCGGTATTTCGTAATTGTTGGGTAACATTCTAATGTCGCGTTTTCGACAAAACAAAATAGAAATAACTAAACCTGTCAATCCACCCATGAATAAAAAATGCATTTGCCAATTACCAATTAAGGATTTTTGGTACGACATAATAATGATAGACTCTTCAATCAGTTTGTGATATCAATTTTTTGTTGAGTCACATGTGTCATAAAATTTAATATATTTCAAACTGAGTCAAATAGAATTGCCATGCGTGGCGACATATGTCTTCCAAACTATAAAAAGGTATCCAGTTTAATTCCGTTTGTATTTTTTCAATGCTAGCCAGACTGATGGCCAAGTCTCCTTTTCTTCTGGCAGCATATTTGAACGTTATGAGTATATCATTAACTTTTTGGAATATTTCCACTAATTGTTTGACCGTGCAACCAAAACCCATACCCATATTGTATATATGAATTGATGGTTTCGCCAGTTTTTTCAGTGCCAAACAATGTCCTCGTGCCAAATCACAAATATGTACATAATCCCTAACACAAGTACCATCAGATGTTGGGTAATCACTACCATAAATCTCAAGTATCGGATCCAATTGGGCAGCCACGCGTATCATGATTGGAACCAAATTGTTGGGTTTATTTTTGGGATTGTCGCCAAGTAACCCTGATGGATGAGCGCCCGCTGGATTAAAGTAGCGCAAAATAACGACAGACCATTCAGGGTCACTCTGGTATAAATCTGTTAAAAATTCTTCCACCATGTACTTAGATTTTGCATACGCATTGGTTAAATTTTGTCCGGTTGGCATGTTCTCCGTCACAGCCACATCAACCGGCCCATAGACCGTAGCCGATGATGAATAAATTATTTTTTTGACATGATACATATCCATCATTTTAAGCAAGTTCAGTGTGATGCTCAAATTATGTTCGTAATACAAAATGGGATTGTTTGTGGATTCTTCTACAGATTTATAACCGGCCAAATGAATGACCACATCAATTTGGTTCTCTTGAAATATTTTTTCCAAGAGTGCTAATTCCATCAAATCAATTTGATAAAATTTTGGTTGTTTTTCACAAATGATGGAAATTCTTTCCAAAACACTAATGTCTGAGTTAGATAAATTATCCACAATGATGACTTGATAATTATTATTTAATAACTCAACCACACAATGTGATCCCACAAAGCCCAAACCACCTGTTACTAATATTGACATCTTATTCAAATATAAATATTTTGGCTTTATACGTTAAATATGTGGGCACGCAACTTGTATGTAATTATTTGGAAAGTATAATTTTTATCATGAATATAATTCAAATATAACCGCGTTTTTTCCCAACAATTCTATAATTTTTCAAAAAAATATCACTATAATAAATAAGTTATGCACGGACCACTCGTTATTATTTTGATTATTGTTTTGATTATTTTCTTGATCGCAGGATGGATCAATTGGTTATGGTTAATCATCATTTTGATTATATTGGCCATCATTTTTTAAACTGAAACTGACCAATTTGTACTCATATCGTTTTTTGAATCCAATTTTTTGCCCATTAGCGAGTAAAAAATTGCATTTAAAAAATAAATAATAATTAATATCTAACTATTTTATATTACATACGATAAAAATGAATGAATATGGTTACAAAATAATTTTAATTGGTGATTCACATGTTGGCAAAAGTAGTTTGGTCAATTGGTTGCTCTATGGTAAGCCTAGTGATCGCATTTCTCCAACCATAGGAGCATCATTCACTTTCAAAGAAATTGTAACCAATGGCAAAAATGTCAAACTAAATATTTGGGACACAGCTGGCCAAGAAAGATTTCGTTCAATTGTTCGAATCTACTATAAAAATACAAGTGCCTGCATATGTGTTTTTGATTTGGGCGACCGAGGATCTTTCAACAATGTGAAATATTGGTTGGATGATTATCAAACTATAAATGATGGTGACAACAAAATTGTTATCGTCGCCAATAAATGTGATTTGGATAAATCCAAATGGAAAACAACCGATGAAGAAATTGCATGTTTGGCCAGGGAATACGATTGTGAATATATTTACACTAGTTGTGTTACTGGACAAAATGTATCAGATGTTTTCACCAAAATCGCTAACAAAATTGTAACGAGTCAAACCTTGGAATTACCAGTGGAGACTCATACTCAAAAAGGATTTATTAATTTACATACCAAAC